AATCTTCACTGGATGGAAATACATGAGAGAACAGGGCTTTCTAATAAGGAAATAACGGGCGCTAGAATAAAATTTGAAACAATTCACAACTTTGTGTATAGACCCGAAAGAAGAAGTTGTAGATCCTCACCGACGAAGATAGAATTAATTATAAAAAATTTTCTGGATGCTCGTGGTATTGAATTCTCACAAGAGCATCCTATCGGTAATTTTTATTTTGATTTCTGGATCAAAAATACTTCCCTTCTGATTGAGGTCAACGGCGATTACTGGCATGCAAATCCGGCGGTCTATACTGACCGCAGCATGTTAAATGAGACGCAAAGAAAAATGGTTCGTCGTGACAACTACAAGAGAAGATTTGCTAAAGAACACGGTTTTTTTGTGCTATACGTCTGGGAAACGGACATAAAAAAAACACCGGAAGAAGTCAGCACTTTGCTGGAAAGGCACATAACATATGCATTTAGAAAAGCAGACTATAGTGAAATTTTTTGAGGATGCAGGATTTGATATTGACGACATGGTCGTAAATCAATTTTACCCTCTAACTGAAGATTGGGAGATCTTATCTAAAGACGCTTCAGGTTCTAATGTCTGGAAGAAAGTCACACATGTTGTGCGAAAAGAGTCGACAGTTCCGATTCGAGTGTCTGCGGGAGGGCAAGAATTTTATGTGAGCCCTGAACATAAATTTTTTGTCCGAATTGGAGACGTAGAGTCATGGGTTGAGGCAGTCGATCTCTTGGAGGAAAAAAATTTCACTGTCTATCACGAGTCGGGTGAGTGGATAGCTGCTAATTTTTCGGCGGGCAGCGAAGAAATTGAAATTTTAGACATGTCGGTCGATGAGACAGAAAGTTACTATAGTAATGGTATTCTTTCGCATAATACCCTTTATGGCGATCCCATGACGACAAGCGGAGGCAATGCAATTCCTTACCACGCATCAGTTAGAATTAAGCTCGGAGCCGGGTCGCCAATCCTAAACAAGGCCAAAGAGACAATCGGCATTAACGTCAGCGCAAAGACAATTAAGAATAAAGTCTCTGCGCCCTTCAGGACCTGTAATTTTGAGATTCACTTCGGCAAGGGAATTATTGAGGACGAGCAAGTCTTCGATATTCTGCGCCAGCATGGTTCTGAGACATTAGACTCAGGTGAGATTGTTGAGGTAGGCGGTGATGGTGCATGGAAGCAGCTCCTAGTCTCTAATTCAAAGAACGGCGAAGTCTTGATTGAGAAGAAATTCCACAAGGCAGAGTTTGGCTCTATCTGGAGAGACCCGCAGTACGCTAAGTACATTGATGTTCTGCTGGACAGGTGCATGGTAAAGCAGATCACTGATTCAGCTCCTGCCGATTTTGATGAGAACTCGTACGAAGAGGTGCGCGCTGTTGCTATGGAGATGCAGGATGATATTGGGCCTGAGGGCCCATAATGCGCGACGTCGTTTTGCTAGTAGATGCCATGAATCTCTTCATACGGCATTTTGTGGTGAATCCCACAGTCAGCAATAACGGCGCTCACGTTGGCGGTTTCGTAGGCTTTCTAGGAGCTATAAGACTCCTTAGTGAAAAATTTTTTCCTAAAAAAATCTACATTATTTGGGAGGGTGGGGGCTCTCCTAGACGAAGAAAGATTTTTCCTGATTACAAGAAGGGACGTCGCCCTCAGCGCCTCAATAGGAACAACGATCTGCCTGACACTGTCTCGAATCATGACATGCAGATAATGCTGACGATCGAGGCGCTAAGACATGTTCCCGTGACTCAAGTCTATGTCGGAGACTGCGAGGCAGACGACGTGATCGGCTACCTTGTCAAGTACAAGCTCAGGGACGAGCGCTGCGTCATTGCGTCTTCCGATAGAGACCTATACCAGCTTCTGGCACCAAATGTCAACCAGTGGTCGCTGGGGCAGAAGACACTCATCACGCCGGACGCTGTTATCCAAAAGTTTGGCGTGTCGAGTAATAACTTCTGCGTGACAAGGTGCTTTGTGGGTGACAGTTCTGACGGCATACCCGGAGTTGACCGAGCTGGCTTCAAGACAATGTCTAAGTATTTTTCTCGACTTCGTGAACAAGAGGACGTGTCTGTAGATGATATTGTCGATGAGGCACAAAAAAGAGCCGGCAAGACTGCTCTTTTCGAAAACATCGTAAGGGATGCAGAACTAGCCCGACGTAATTGGAGCTTGATGTTTCTAGACACATCAAATCTTTCTGCAAGCCAGATCCAGAAAATTAATGACTCTTTTGAGTCTGAACACTCAAATCGAAACAAGCTAGCACTCATACGTCTTCTCCTGCGTGAGGGAATCCAGACGTTTGATGTCGACACCTTTTATATGTCACTCAAAAATCTAGGCTAAAATGGAAAAAAATACAGACTCAATACAGATTAGAAGAAGCGCAGACATCAACTTCTCGAAGTATGGAAAGCAGTTTCAAGAGACCATATTTCAAGGTCTGCTGACGGACTTTACATGGGCATCGCAAATGTCTGAAGTTATGGACCCTTCCTACTTTGATGTCAAGTACCTAAATTTTTTGGCTGAGAGGTACTTCTCCTACTTCACAAAATACAGGACTTTTCCGACGCTTGGACTGCTAGCGACAATTGTCAAGGAAGACTTGACTGCAGGAACCGAGACAGACCTGATTCTTAGAGACCAGATCGTTGAGTTTCTACATCGTGTCAAGTCTAATCCAAATCTTGCAGACCTCCAGTACGTCAAAGACAAGAGTCTTGATTTTTGCAAGCGCCAGGCGTTTAAAGACGCACTCCAGCAGGCCGTTGAGCTCATCTCGACGGACAAATTCGAGAGTGTTGTCGGACTCATGAAAAATGCAGTTGCTGTTGGCATGCCAAACTCTGTTGGACATGACTTCTTCGATGACATGGAGGCGAGATTTGTCAAGCAGCGTCGCATCGTCTGCCCAACAGGCTTTGCAAAGCTTGACAGCAAGGAAATATTCCAAGGTGGCCTAGGCAAAGGTGAGATTGGAGTCATCACCGCGAACACCGGTGTAGGAAAGTGCTCTGTTGGTGACACTTATATCAAGATCAAATACACGGAGGTCTTGATTGATGGAAAAGCCTATAAACCTTGGGAAAAGATTAAAACACGACGCGGAGATGTCTTTGCAAGAGACGTCACAGAGCAAGACGAGCTCGTGTGATCCAGCAGACGGTTATCTGGGAAAATGACTGGAAGAAAAACAGTCAAGGCACAATTAAGGAGATTGTTGATGCCGCAAATTCAATTTCGTGACAAGATCGAGGACGTCCAGATTGGCCAGCTCTTCTCTGAGCTGGGATACGATGGACCTGATCCCGCTGAGCATGAAAACCAGTGGTCAGTCGAGGTTCTTTCGTTCGATGGATTCTATTCGATAGAAGGCTTTAGAACTGTGGAACCTCAAGGAACATATCTTTTAGAGACTGAATGCGGCAAAAAACTTGAAGGTGCCGATGATCACATCGTCCTTGAGCATACGGGCTGGACAAAAATGAAGGATCTTAGAGAGGGAGATAAGCTCGTTTCTCATGATCACTCACCTGTTATTTCAAAAATCACGCAAAAAAGTGTCAAGAAGAAACTGTATGACCTCCAGGTCGCAATCTCGCATTCTTTCATGACGAACGGCGTGCTCTCTCACAATTCTCACTTTCTAGTGGCACTGGGCGCCAACGCAATGCGCGCCGGCAAAAATGTGCTCCATTACACCTTTGAGCTCTCCGAGACAAACGTCGGCCTGAGGTATGATTCAAACCTCTGTGACATGAATAGCAACGAGGTCCAGGACAACAAGGACATCGTGAAGGCAAAATATCAAGAAAATGATCTTGGGCGTCTTATTATCAAGGAGTTTCCCACAGGTTCTGCTTCAGTCTTGACTCTCAGGAACCACATCGAGAAGTTGTCGATGAAGGGCTTTGTCCCGGGAGTCATCATGGTCGACTATGCAGACGTCATGAGATCGACGCGTAGCTATGATTCAATGCGTCATGAGCTTAAGCTAATCTATGAGGAGCTTAGAAACATGGCAATGGAGATGAATGTGCCTATTTGGACAGCTTCCCAGGCAAATAGAGACTCTGCCAATTCGAATATCGTAGGGCTTGAAAATATGTCTGAGGCATATGGCAAGGCGATGGTTGCCGACGTAGTTCTTTCAGTCTCCAGAAAGGCCGTTGAAAAAGCAACTGGAGCTGCGCGACTCTTTGTCGCCAAGAACAGAGCAGGAAAGGATGGCATTCTTTTTCCTATTCACATCGATACAGGTCGATCTAAGATAGAGATACTGGACGAAAATCAACTCACACTCGGCGAAGCCGTGAGTCAAGATGCGTCCGATACAAAAAACCTTCTTCGCAAGAAGTGGAACGAGCTGAACAGTGCTGAGTAATTTGGAGGAAGCTGTGGAAACAACTGAGACAACAAGAGAGCGCGCTCTGAGAGAGACAAACAAGTACTTTGAGGGAGATGAACTAGCTCCTGATGTCTTTATGAAGTACGCACTGAGAAACCTTGACGGTGACCTACTTGAGACGAACCCAGACCAGATGCACCGGCGTCTCGCACGAGAGTTTGCCAGAATTGAGTCAAATTATCCTAACCCTCTCTCTGAAGAGGAGATTTATTCACTCCTCAAGGGGTTTGGCGACGTAGTGCCCCAGGGATCACCAATGTCAGGTATTGGCAATGGTTATCAGCTTCAGTCACTCTCGAACTGTTTTGTTGTAGAGCAGCCACACGACTCTTACGGAGGTATTCTCTTTACGGACCAAGAGCAAGTTCAGATTATGAAGCGCCGAGGCGGCGTCGGCTTTGATGTATCCACAATTAGGCCGAAGGGTCAACCAACAACAAATGCTGCTAGGACAACTGACGGCATTGGCGTCTTCATGGAACGTTTCAGCAATTCGACACGCGAGGTTGCACAGGGTGGTCGTCGAGGCGCCCTAATGATTACTATTGACTGTCGCCACCCTGAGGTCGAGACCTTTATTGATATTAAGCGCGATCTCAAGAAGGTGACTGGCGCAAATATATCAATTCGATTTACAGATGAATTTATGAATGCTGTGCAGGCCGGCAAAGATTTTGTTCTGCGCTGGCCGGTTGAGTCTTCACCCGATGAGGCAGAGATCACCAAGACGATCAATGCGAAGCAGGTGTGGGATAAGTTTATTGATGCAGCATGGACTTCCGCAGAGCCGGGCGCCCTATTCTGGGACACAATTACCAATCAGGGTATTGTTGATTGCTATCAAGACGTCGGCTATAAGACAATATCAACGAATCCTTGTGTTACGGGCGACACCGAAATTATGGTCGCTGACGGTAGGGGCTTTGTCAACATCAAGACGCTCGCAGACGAAGGTTTTGATGTTCCTGTTTTCGCGTGTGGCGAAGACGGCAAAGTCACGATTAAGACGATGAGGAAAAA